CGGTGCTGGTGGGGGTAAACCTCCACTGTGCGCCATTGGCTGCGCCCACCAGCCCTGCTGCCCTGTAAAGGGCCACAATGCCCAGGTCAGGTGTGAAGTCAGCGGCTGCTGGTACGCCTGTGGTGCCTCCATTGCCCTTCAGCGGCACAGCCACCTGGAAGCTCTCGACAGTGCGGGCCACATAGTTCGCAAAATCTCGAGTGTAGCTGCCTGTCTGCACAGCCTTCTCTGTGATGTTTTTGCCAAAGCTGATGCTGATGCCAGTCTCCCCCACTCCCGCAGAGGGATCACCCAACACAGCCCCATCGGCCAGGTTGAATGCGCCTGCTGTGCCAGCCCCCCCAGCAATAGCGGGCATTGCTGTGGCAGTGCCTCGCAGGGTTTGGTCTTCCACAATCATGCCAAGCAGGAATGGAATTTCAGTTGTCGCCATGGTTCAGGCCTCCAGCGCAATCCTAGCGCGTATTGTAAACGATATGACCAGCCCAGCCCGCTCAGGCTCAGCCTCCACCTCTATCTCAGGCAGTGGGGAGGCTCTCACCCCTGTCACTGCTGACCAGTAGGATGCCGCTGTAAGCTGCTCCAGATTGGAGTTGATGCTGGCCTCCAGCGTAGCCAGGTCTGCTGCGGTGGCTGTGGTGGCAATGCGCCGCACCTGTACCAGGGCCTCAGCGGTCCTGATGCTGAGATTGCTGCCTGCATCGAGCAGCTCGCTCTGGGCGATCTTGACTGTGGCTCTGCTCTGATTGTCCAGAGGCCCAGGCACCACGCTCCAGCTCGTTTCTCCAGCGTAGCCAGTGGCATCCAATCGGGTGCGAATATTGTTTTCGATGTCATCCAGGGTAGGCATCAGTCCACCCTCTGGATGTTGATGTCAGCGGCCATGGTTCTGATACTCGAGTCAATCGGCTCAGACCAGGCTGTAGCACTCAGCCACGCATCAGTGAGGCCCTGCACATTATCGTTAAGGGTGTGCTCAGCCAGCAGCGCGGTGGCAAAGGCCTCCCACTCTGTGATGGCCACGTCTCGGCTGATGGTCATGGACCAGTGCACAGTCAGGCTGAGCGATTCGCTCCACTCCGTTTGGCCAAACTCGATGCGAGTGCCATCACCTGAGGTCTGACGCACTGAGGCCACCCTGGTGGCTCCCTCCACCTCTGGGCCACCTATCGGGCCTTTGTAGACCACCACACCTGGAATGCTGGCCAGGAGCAGGGTTTCCAGCTCTGCCTCAATATCGGCCTGAATGCTCATCGGCGCTGTGCCCGTTTCAGGGCAATGCGAAAGAAGTCCCTGGCCTTCACCCTCATCACATATTCAGCGGCTGGCCTGAGATAGGGGCGCTTTGGGAACTTGATGCTGTAGCCCTTCACCTTGAAGCTCTTGCCCTTCTTTGATGTGCGGGTGTGGGGCGGCACAGCCACCCGCTTGCCTGTCTCATGGACGGCAGCGTACTCGGCAGGGCTGCCCATGCTCCAGCGCTTAGGTGCTTGGCTGAGGTCGCCTGAGATAGACTGGATCAGAAAGCCACTGCGCCTGGTCAGCTCTTTGGGTAGTGGGGCGGCATTGCCTCGGCCTCTGATAATGCGCTTCTCTTTGGCATCCCTGACCCCAGCAAAGACCACAGATTTCATGGCATGAGCCACCACGCCACGTCTATTGGCAGGGTCGATGTCACGCAGCCAGCGCTTCAGGATCGCACTGTCTGTGGCATCGAGCCTCACACCTTTGGCAGCCATTAGACCAGCCTCTGGTAGCGCCTCACCACAGCGCTGGCAAAGGGGAGTTGATTGATGGCCTGGACAAAGTAGTCAGCGCTGCCACTGTCTGAATTGGCCTGGGCACTCAGGCCCATGCGTGAGCCTCCTGCGGCCAGGGCACTCTGCTTGACCATGAAGGCGCTCACCTCCCTGGCTGCCAGCTCCAGATCCTCAGGCACTTCTGTGGTGGTGGTGTAGTCCACCTCTATATTTCGCTTCCCTGCACCCCAGTCCACTGTCAGGCCACTGGCTAAACGCCACACCAGGCGATCGGCCTCCAGCTCATAGCCAGTGGCTGCCAATGTGGTGCCTCCCTCTCGGATGGCGTCGATGCTGGCTGCTGGTTTGTGCAGTACCACGGCGCCTGAGTAGGGCGCACTGTGGTGCTCGCCTGTCAGCGCTGCGCCCTCATAGTCATGGCCCACCAGGTCGTGCAGGTGGACACTGACAGCGCTGATGATGCCCATGATGGACTGGTCATCAGCGCTGTCTGAGATGTTGGCATAGCCCTTGACCAGTGCGGTGGTGGTCAGATTGGCCACGTCAGTCTGCCTCCAGCTCCTCAGAGGGTGCCTCGATGACCACGCCAATGGGGGCAGGGTGGTCGTCGAGCCACTGCGTGGCAGCCTCGGGAATCGGCACCCCTGCGGCTTCGAGCTTGGGCAACATCAGCCCCAGTCTGCGGCGCGTCCTCTCTGGATCGGTAGACCCTGACAGGATGGCTGCCACCTTCTGGGGGTAGCGGTTGCCTGTGCTCTTAGCCTTGGCTGCCATGCGCGAAACTCCTCTAGGCCCGCTCGATCAGCCTTAGTAGATTGTCTTGAGCCAGGAGCTGTTGGTGTTGAGCAGCCCAGTGGGAATGACTCGCCCGTCCAGGCGCTCATCAATCACCCAGGTGGTGGCCCCAGACTGGACATCACGGTCTACATCGACACGCACACCCATGCGGTCGCCCAGCGCGTACCACATAGGGTCTCCGAAGTAGACCACATCGTCAGCGACAGGAACGTCATAGACTGGCTTGCCCAGGATGGCACCCTCGGCCTTCGGGTCTGTGTCGTTGATGGTCTTCACTGCCTCCTGCGGGCTCATGAACATCGGCCTGTTGTTGCCATCCACAATGGCCATGACGTCGATCAGGGTGGTGCCTGTCATGAACCACTTGCAGTTCGCCCGGTACTCTTCGGGCATGGTGTAGTAAAGGGTGATGAAGTCCACCAAAGCAATGGCACTCGGTGTGGCCTCGGTCAGGTCCTGAATCGTGGCGCCATCCAGGCCTTCTGTGATGCCAGAGCCAGAGCCTGTGCTGGTGGCAATCTGGATATCCTCCTCTTTGCCGATGGCACCTCCAGCCACCACTGTGAGCTGGTTGGCCATGTTGAACCCCGTATCCTCGAGGAAATTGCGGCCAGCGCTGAACTCGACACCCAGATCGGTGGCGGTGAGCAGTGCGCTGTCTGCGGCTGGGGTGTTTTCGGCGTAGTTGGCATTCTCAGCCCTGGTGGCTGCTGCTGCGGTGGGCAGCACAGGAATGCGGCTGGTCTGTGTGGTCATCGGAAACGAGGTCACCAGGCCACGGAACTTGGCCATGCGGTCTCGGGCCACATAGAGCTGGTTGGACAGAGGCAGTGGCAGAAGCTCACCACCTGTGCCCGCAGCAAAGCCACTGCTGGCATCGGCGGCACCCTCGAGCAGGGCAGCGCGGCTGAGGCCACTGTCCTTGATGTAGAGGTCATTCATCTGGTCATAGAGGTGGCTGCGGCCACTGATGTCGCGAACATAGACAGCCTGACACCACTGCTTTGTCAGCTCATCCATGCCAGGATTGCGAGCTGCACGCAGATCCAGCACCTGGTCAGGGCTGCGGTCATTCTCCATCTTGCGATAGAGAGGATATCGGGCGTCACCCATGACACGCAGCTCACGCTGATAGTCGAGGGTGGAGTCAGAGCGCTGCGGCGCAGCATCCTTGGCTGGGATGGGCGCAGTGCGTGAGCGCTCACCCTCCACCTGCTTGGCAAAGTCGCTGACAGCCTTGATGGCCAGGTCACGGCTCTCGGTCCGCACCCCTTCGATCATGCCAGCTAGCTCAGTGCGGAGCTGCTCCATGCTGCTGGGGGTTTCAGTCGGATTGTTCTCGGGCATTGTAAGCTCTCCCTGTGACGCTCTGGAAAGCTCTGCCCAGTGCGTCATCCAGCTCATCCTGTGTGCGCTGTCTCCAGTCACCCACATGGGTCTGGATTTCAGCTAGGACCAGCTCTAGTGATGGCGGCACATCAGCGGGAGTTTTGACGCTAGAGGCTGGTGCCTCTGCTGCCCTGAGTCGCTCCTCAAGCTCTGCCACTGTCAGCTCGAGGGCATTGATGATGCCCACCTCGCGTGAGCCATCGGGCTCGATGTCGAAGCGGTTGCAGATAGTCTGCCACATCCAGCGGGCGCCTGCACTCTCACCCCTGCCAATCAGCGCCTGCCTGTCAGCTCCAATGGCCACCACGCTCTGCTCGATGCCAGCCCACTCGTGGAACCAGAGGCCATGGCGCTTGCGTAGGTCGCTCTCAGTGCGTGCCACATAGCCAGGGTGGGCTCTGGGCAGGCCTTTGCGCTCGCTGTGGCGCTGGCTCTCCCAGGTCAGGCTCACCCCACTGATGTCCCCAGCGCTGATGGCATCGACCAGATCCTGCCTGGCCTCCAGTGGAGCACCCTCGCCAGTCAGCCTGATCTGGCCCACACCACGCCAGACAGGCAGGCCCTCGATTTTGTCCTGCCTGATCTGGGTGACATTGCCCAGGTTCGCCTCTGTGGATCTGATGTGATCGAGCTGGAGCGGGAAGTGGTCAGGAAAGCTGCCACCAGCCACCTCGAGCAGGTGACCGTCGCTGGCTTCACCCTGCGTGGCCATCACCATGTCGAATTCACCTGTAGTGGTGTCTATCCTGCTGTCCATGGATGCTGCTCGGCTGAATCGTGTCATATTCCCTGGTCCCCCTCGACAATCGGTGTCTCGAAGCATCGACAATTGATGCCATTATGAGCGCTCAGGCGCCCTCCACCAGGCGCCACTCTGGGTGCCTTGGCCTGCTCCCCATCGAGCAGTGTGAAGTTATCCACCAGGGCCACCCGCACACCATCCATCAGGTGGCCAGGGCCTCCATGGGTGTCTCTGACCTTCTCATCCAGCGCACTGTTCCACTGTTTCTCGGCCACGATCTCGCTCTGGTCATAGCCCTCGAGCTGCCCTGATGTGACTGCGTGGCCCACCTCAGTGCGTGCAATGGTGCGCGCTCTGCTTTTACTGATGGTCTTGTATTCTTCCCTGACACGCTTGGAGAGTTTCTCGAAGCCCTCACCCTCCTCGATGCCCTTGGCCAGGGTGCGGCGTATTTTGGCCTTGGTGGTGGCGTTGGCCAGCTTCACCAGCTCGGCTCCCTGAGCACGCATGGTCTTGATGGCAGCCTCCTGGAAGCTCAACAGAGGTGGCTTGCCCAGGCCCTGGAGCACAGCCTCACCTGATTTCTTGAATACATCTTCCCTGATGGGTGTGACCAGCACATCAAAGAGCCTGGTCATGTCTTCAAGCTCAAAGAGCTGCTCTACCAGGTCTGCCCTGCTGTAGCCACCCTGAATGGCTCTGAGGAGGTCCTCATTCTTTGCCATGAAGTCCAGTGTGAGGGCCTTCTGTCCTGCAAAAACCCTGCGCAGATTGGACAGCATGAGTGGGATGAACTCAGCCTCTGCCTGAAGAACCCTGGACCAGGCGGCCTCAGGTGCAAAGTGGGCAGCAATGCGCGCCTGTTCTCGGCGCACCAGGAAAGCTCTGCCCTCCTCCTGCTCTGCCTCCAGCTCCTCATCAGCCTCCTGCATCGGCTCATCACTGCTGTCATCACTGTCATCTGGCCCAGACTCCTGCTCACTGGGCGCAAACAAATTGGCACCAGGCTCCCCAGAATAGGGCTGGTCTGAGAAGCTGCCTATTGGGTCCTTGCCCCATTCTACCGGATCTAAACCCCTGTCCTGTCTCACCTGATTTATGCTGCGCACCTTGAGGCTCAGGTCCTGCTGCTCCTCACGGAGCCTGAGGTCCTCATCATCTGAGACAAAGGCCTCCACCACCACTCGGGTGTCCACACCGAACTCGGGCACAGCGAGCTGGTGGGTGAGTGCGTCACAGATCAGGCCCACCTGTGGCTTGATGGTATGTCGGTCAAAGACCAGTCTGTTGGTGTCTGCGGCTGCCCTGTTGGCATCGACCACATCACCCAGGATGGAGCGCGGCACTCCTGAGGCCATCAGCAGGGTGTCACGCAGGTGCTCCATGATGCCCTTGGCCTCCTCGATGTTGGAGGCACCACCCAGCTCTTGAATGTCAAATCCAGAGGGAAGGAAAGCAGGCAGGCCCACATTCTCGCCCCCGCGCTTGTTGTAGCGGTTACCCCAGTCAGCCCAGAAAGCATTCTTCTGCTCAGGGTCTGGCATCCTGGCATCGTCGGTGGCCTTCAGCACTGTTTTCGGTGTGGCATCCTGCCTGAAGTGGTTGCGCACTGTGTCACTGGCAAAGGTGCCTGCATCGAAGTCCCTGGCCTGTGGCCCCACCACCCCCACCCCTTTGAATGGGTCGGCAGGGTCTGGGTCGAACATCCAGACCACCTCGTCAGGGCTGTAGTGAGTTTCACCCTTATCCCCATGGAACACATAGCCAGCCACTGGCAGCGCATCGCTGGCCAGCTTCTCCACATTGCGAGGGCTCATCGGCCACAGCTCTCGGGTGGCTCCTGCTCCATTGGTGACAATCAGCCAGAAGGCCTCACCTGTGAGGGTGAGCCAGTAGCTGGTGACCTTCATGAGCTGACGCCTGCTGAGCAGCATATTGGGGCGCTGAAGCACTGCCAGCAGAGGGTGGGTGTCGTTGTCCTCCCAGGTGGCTGTGCCTGCCTCGGCCCTGATGTGCTCCTGGACTCTGAACTCCAGATCACTCACCCTGTTGCCGATGGCTCGAGTGGCTGTGGCCTGCACACCTGCAAAGCCATCGGTGACTAATTGAGCTGGGGTGGCCTGCTGCTCTGTGGCTGTGATGCCAGTGCGGAACTGGCCGAAACGATAGATGGGATTGGTGAGCGCTCTGTCATGCGCTGGGTGGACCCTGAGAATGTTGCGCGCTGCCCAGTCTCTCCAGCTCATGCGTAGCCCTCCACTGTGGCTGTGATGCGGCGCCTGCTCTGCAATCCAGCGCCCCCACTCAGCTCGATCTGAATGCGCACAGCCATGCCCACCTCGAGGTCGCCATGGGTGTCTGCAATGGTGCCCCTCCAGCCCCAGTCTGCGTTTGGCACATAGGGCACCACTGGAGTGCCATATTCGCTCAGGGTGATGGAGGCACCCAGCAGCACTGCAATGTGGGCGCCTGCTGCGGCTGCTGAGGTCAGGCCTGTGGTGATCGTGATGGTTTTGTCTGCGTGCTGGATGGACACGATATCACTGGTGTCATAGGTGCCATCGTCCAGCTCGATGTAGAGGGCATCGCCCACCTGGAAGCCATGCCCATTGCCTCTAGTGGCGCTCACGCTCAGCACAGTCTGGCTGGTAGCCTCAGCGGCGCTTAGGGTGGTGTCTTTATTGTCGTCGAAGAGCTTGGCAGAGCCACTGCCGCCTGACGCCACAGTGATGGCTGTGGAGCCACCTGCGTCGATGGTCCCCCGATAGCGCACCAGGGTGTCTGATTTGTAGCGAATGACGTTAGCCACTGAGCTGCCTCCTAGCCTAGTTTGACATCCCCAGAGACAGACGCCAGCAGGCTCTCAGTGCCACTGACTGCTGGGGTCAGATCTACGCCCCCACTGACTGCTGGCACCAGGTCTAGAGCACCTGTGATTTCTCTATCCAGGGTCCAGTCTACCTTGAGCACTGGGTGGCTGCCTGTGTTGGTGTGGTCTGAGAATCGCAGGGGCTGTGATTGAGACGAAGTGCCCGCATAGTGCCGATAGATCTGAAACAGCACAGAGACAGCGCCTGCAACCGTATCACCTCGGGTGGCGCTGACTGTCTCATCGTCCAGGTAGCTCTGGAGCTGTGACACCATGCCAGTGACATCAGCCGCAGTGCCACCGGTCAGCGTCCCCTCCCCGATACTCCAGGTCTGGCTAACGCCAGTCACCACCTCCAGCTCGTCGTCCGCAAACGCCGGAGCATCGCCCCACCAGACAGTGGAATAGGTCTGGACACCTGTAAAAGTGTTGGCCTCACCAAAAGGCACATCGGTGTCAGTGCTCCAGGCGCCCAGGCCACTGGCAAGCTCCCAGGCATTGAGGCCCCCCTGGCGTTTACAGAAGCCACCCACGAGATCAATAGGCCCCAGGGTGCCACTGGCTGCTGTCTTGAGGACGAGCTGGATGCCATTGATGGTGGCACCCTCAGGCACAGTCACCTCGAAGCGAAAGAAACAAGCTGTGGGGTGCTGAAAAAAGCCCACCAACTGAGAACCCACAAAGCCAGCCACCTCAGTCACAGACTGGGAAGCTGCCCCAATCTTGCGCATGAGCTGGTCACCATCCCCACCCCCACTAGGTGAGATTAGGTAGCTCTCAGTGGTCACTGCGTGGCAGCCTTAGCTCTAGCATCTGGGTAGATGTCCCCCCATGACACGCCACCACTCAGAGCGAGTCTGGCATAGCAGCCACTGGCTGAGTCCACCTGGTCGTCATGGCCTTTGTCATCACCAGTGAAGCTCTCCAGCTCTCTGAACCACTCTGTGCACCAGGCGCGGCGCAGCACACCCACTCTGCCCTGCTCAGCCGCAGAGGCAAATGGGCCAGCCCTCACAGCTTTGGAGCCTGTGGGGCGCTCAAAGGATACATGATAGCCATCCAGTGCGCGCCCTAGCGCTTTGGCTGCAATCTTGCCAGCGCTGCCACCCTCCTGCTCGATGACCTGCTCCACTTCATGGCCATCACTGACCACCACAGCTCGGAGCCTCTGCTCGAGTGGCCCAGGCTCTAGCTGGAATCGCTCCACATCCTCCACCACATAGTCCACTGCGGCGCCCATTAGCTCAGCCTGGAGGGTGCCCACTGTGTAGTCAGGGTCCTTGCCTGCTTTCTTCTCAGTGGCTGCCAGATCCCAGAAGCGCACTCGGCGGCGCACCTGGCCAGGTAGGGCCTCCAGCATCGGGAACCAGTCCCGCTGAAACAGCGCACCAGGTGGCCTGACATCCCAGTCCCCCTCCATCAGCATGGCCCTCTCATAGGGGTGCAGCTCCATCAGGCTCTGCTCGTACTCATCGGCATCGAGGTAGGGATTGTCGCGAATCTTGCTGGGCACAAAGGCCCTGGCCAGACTGACAAAGGCCACAGGGTCTGCCTCGCTCACCTCATCGGCATTGAGCTTGAAGCGCTCACGCACCCACTCATGCCCAGTGCCACCAGGGTTGGAGGTGGCCCGCACCCTGATGGGGATCTGGCTGTCCACAGTGCGGCGCTGCCTGGAGAAAGCGATATAGGTGTACTGATCCTCGAGGAACTGGGTCAGCTCATCGACACCCACATAGTGCCAGCCACCTCCCTGGTAGTTTTCGCGGTCCCTCAGGTACTGGCAATGGCCGAAGTCGAGCTGTGCGCCGGACGGAAAACGCCATTTAGTTGGCAGACCGTCGATCGTAGCGTAGCCCTCAGCCTGACCTGTGAGCCACTCGTTGGCCAGCTCTAGCAGGCCCAGTGCAATCTTGAGCTGTGGGAACGTGCGGCGCAGAATCAGAGCCTTGTACTCAGGCCAGTCCACATACTGAAGCGCAGCAGCCAGCAGGTAGAAGCTCTTGCCACCTCCTGCGGCGCCACCAAAGAGCAGCTCCCGCTTCCAGTCCATGGACAGCGCCAGGGCCTGCCTGGGGGTAGGAGTGACAGGCAGCTCAATGGTGGAGGGCCATACCAGATCGCCCACACTCCAGCCTGTCATTCACTGCCCCTGTTTTGACAGCCCTAGCTGCTCGGCAATGGCCAGCCTGCGCTCCTCGGTGGCTGGCAGGATCGGCGTCTTCCAGACTGCTGGGGGCAGGGCCATGTCTGGCTTAGCTGTGGAGGCCAGCACCATGGCAGCAGCGGCCAGGATGTCGCCCACTTTGGGGGTGCGTGCTGCCACCATGATGACACGCAGTGCAATCAGCTCAGCAAAGGTGGTGCCCTCTGGCAGCTCGACACCTTCAGGCAGGTCCAGCTCGATGTCCTCAGGGATCGGCACAGCCAGAAGGTCATCAAAGGCCTGCCTGAGCCTGGTGGCTCTGCGGCGCCCAGCGCTGCTGCCAGTGGGGTTGCCAGACTGCCCAGGTATCCATGGAGGGTTCAGGTTCTCAGGGTTTGGCATCGGTGCTGCCCTCGGTGCATGTCACCAAGTCTAGCGCCTCCTCGACACTGCACACTATAGCCAGCGGGCCACCCCTCCAGCGCTCGAAGAGGTCCACCTGGGAAGGCTGGAGCCTGGTGCGCTTCTGTGGCGATTTCACTTCTATCAGGAACGTGCGCTGCCTGTATCCCACGATCAGATCAGGGTGGTCACACTGGAGCACGAAGCAGCCAATAGCTCTGAGCGCTTTGACAATGGCTGGCTCAGTGGTGTCCCTGGCTCGAGCTGCCCTCAATGCACATGCCGCCACACGCTGATTTCACTGGCGTGGCTGGTCTTGATGGCACTGGGCACCCGCTCACCAGTGCGCTGCCAGCTCTTGCCTCGAAACACAGACCCCCAGGCGTTTGGGTGCTTTGGGAACAATGCCCGCGCTTCCATCACCCTCCTCACTTCATTGGCATTGACCTGGCCGTGTGTGTCGGAAATGACCTGCGCCACCCTGCGCGCCTCCTCCAGCCAGGTGGGGTTCTGATCCTCCTGAGCATCCAGGGCCCCCTGCCTGAGCCTCCTGCCCTCCTCCAGGTCGAACAGATTAGGCTGCTGCATCAGGCTCCCCCCAGAATGTAGC